ACCTGCTACATTCTTCCAGAGTCCACCAATCTCACCAAGTTCCAAAAGACCGTAATAACGATCAAGGCCGCGCTCATCATAATACAAACGGACTTCAACATCTTGATTCTCCTTACTTAAACGTGATTTGTGAGTCTTTGCCTTGATAATATTTCCGATGACTTCTGTGCCATCTTTTTCTTTTTTCTTGCTGAGATAAATGATAGTAGAAGCGGCATACTTAAGACCACTACCACCACCCATTTCTTTTGTAGGAACGTAAGCGCCAATAACATCGTAGGTGTGGTTAGTAACAATCATGGGAATTTTTGCCTGACCCAGTTTGAGGGTAAGCATACGGAATGCACCTTTAATCAGTTGGGATTTGGTCATGTCCCGAACTTCTTTATCATTCAGAGCATCATTAATCTCCTTACTGGTAGAAAGCATTCCCAGAGAGTCTAGCACAAACATACAAGGATTGCGCTCTCCTTCTGGTTTCTTCATATAGAGGTCAAGTGCCTTTAGTGCCTTGCCACGAAATTCTTCAACAGTCACTACATTGACAACCACCAGACGAGTTGTGTCAATTCCCCTGCTCTCCAGAAGGGATTTGGTGATTGCTGCTTCAGTATCAAAATACAGACAATATCCATCAGGATTATTATTAAGAAAATTTTTGACGACAGCGAGAGAGAAGAAAGTTTTACCAGTAGAACTTTCACCTGCGATTGCAGTAATCTTATTCCCAGATACACCACCAAATATGCTGCCGGATACAAGAGCATTAAAAATGTACGAACCCGTATCCACAAAAGTTTCAGTTTCATCAATCTCTGAAGCAAGTTGGGTGTATTCTCCACCAATTTCTTTTACAATATCTTTAAGGAAGTCCATAGTCATTTACTCATTTGATGTTTGTATTGAAACCAAAAACTCCATAATTTATTATAAAGTTCTTTGTCCCCTTTAATTTTTTCGAGAATATATTTAAATTCTTTTTCATTTATAGGTAAGTCCATCATGAAAAAAACATCTCAAGATTTATAGTTTTTTCTATATTCCATCCAATTGTATCAAGAATTGATTTGAGAGGATCGATAAAACTTTTCTCAAATTGTAGTTCATAATCAATGTATTTGTCAAGTCCGAGTTCTTTTGGAAAATCCTGGATAAATGAAATTACATTTTCTTGAATTATGTTTGGTTTTTTAAGAAAAATGTACTTAACTTTCTCACCATTATTAATAAGTGAGTATTTATTTGTAAGTTTCTTTTCTTTTATATAATGGTTAAAAAGTAATGCTCCACGAACTTGAATTGGAGTTTTAGATGCATAGATGTTCGATGATGAATGATACTTACGAATGTCTGATGCGGTCCTGGGAAAGGCAATCTGTTCAGGGGGGAGAGATTTAAACTCTTCACGACATTTATCAATAAAACTAATTACTTGCTCTTCAGTCCCATTCATCATCAATTTAAGAGCATCCTTAATCATTTTACGACAAGGTGCGGGAGTTGAAGATTTGATTGCTTCAATACCCATGATCTTTAATTTAGGTTCTTCATAGCGAACACCTTCACTGTCCCAAACATTTAGAATGTATCGTTTCTTTGCAGTCCAGATTCCACGTTCAGCAATATTTTCCCTCTTCATCTGCATCTTTTGGTCATAGGCATTCACATAGTCGGCCAGTTCTTGGTAGCAACTTTCAATATACTTTTCAAGTTCCACTTTACAGACCTTATCAAGGAACGAAACAACGCTTTGAGTAGTTTTCTCTCTTCCCTTGAATATAGTTTCAACCAAAGGACCCATATTAAGATAAATGGAGTCAGTATCTGAAGCAATAACATAATCTACCTCTTTTGTCTTAAGAAGATTGTTGAGATAACCATTCATTTTATTCTCAATCCAACGAATTGCAACTTGCCCCGATAGAGTAATTGCTTCAGCATTTGCTAGTTTGTAATAACGGAAATACTGATTGCCAATAGCACCATAAGCAGAGTTAAGTTGAATCTTCCTTGCCATTTGGATGTTATTACATCTTGCAATTTCTTTCTCAAGTTCTTTTGTTTTTTTCTTTTCATACTGCTGTTTTGCCACAAGCATTTTCTTTTTGTAGATGGTCCTATCTTCATAGATTTTTTCCATTAGTTCTGGGAGAAATCCACGAACATCCTTACGGTACATTGCACCGTTTGCACAGACGGCATAGTCACTATACATCTCAAATGTAAGTTCTTGATTGAGAATCTTATCCACACTTACAGTTGGATGCCGTTCTTCCATAAGAGTTTCTGGACTTACATTAAATTGCATAATCAAATGTGGATATAGAGAATTTAAGTCAAAACTCACTACCCAATCATACATTCCTGGAATTGGTTCCTTCACATAGGCACCGGCATACTTAGAATCCTTATCGGAACGTTCTTTAGGAGGAATAACAATATCCCTCTTCTTCAGGTAATTGTATATAATTGTATCCCACATACGAACTTGTGAAAATACATCGGCATAATTTGCCTTTGCATCATATGCCATCGTGATTGCAAGTTCAATCAGTTTCATCTTGTCTTCCATACGGTCAACAAGTTCCACGTCAACGATGTTGTATTCTACAAACTTCTGCCAACCTTTTGTATAAAAGTCTTTAAATGTATCAAATTCAGAGTGATCAAGTTTTTTTGAACCGAGTTCTACTTCAGCAATATAATCAAGACGATAAGATTCCTGCGCCTTATAAGTAAATTTCTTATAAAGATTCAGATAATCAAGTTGAGTAATGCCGCCAACATCATAAGAAATATGCTTACGTCCGGAGATATAAATCTCATCCTCAGTTACAAGACCCCAAGGAGACATGCGCTTCATCAGTTTCTCACCCAGAACACGATCTAGGCGGCGAACAAGATACGGAATATCGTACAGTTCAATATTCCAACCAGTCACAACCTCCGGGGCGTTTTCCTCAACCATCCACCAATTAATAAAGTCCATCAAAAGATCTCTCTCACTAGTGAAAGATTTATAAATTACATTTTGCTGTTTATTTTGAAATGGACCCAATCCCCAAGTTCTGATTTGCTTAGAAGAATAATCTTGAATTGTAATCAAAAGAACTTCCTCGGCGGATGATTCCACATCGGGGAATCCATTTTCCGAAGCAACCTCAATATCCAAGGTAGAAACCTTAATTTTACTAATATCAAATTTAAGTTCTTCTTCCGGATACATTTCAGAAATATACTGATAAATGTATTGAGTATTTCCAAATATTTTAAAGTTTTCTACGCCATCATACCTTTTCACAAACTCACGACATTCACGAACAGAACCAGGTTGGATTGGTTCCACATACTCCCCATTCAAAGTTTGATATTTAGTTTTCTTTTTCGAAGGGACAAAAAGAGTCGGGTTAAACTTCTCACGGGTCATAAAATGTTTTCCATTTTCATAACCACGGACCAAGAAGTGATCCCCGACCATTTGAACGTTTGTATAAAATCTCATTAGGCAGTTAATTCAAGATACTTTGCAAGAATTGTATTTTCCAATTCTACAATTGTCATCATACAAGAGGAACTAATAATTATATCAGTTTGTGAAGAGAAAGATGGCCATTTCTCATAGTTACCATCAAGATAAAGATATGGATTAATTAACCTACAATCAGGTTCATTTGGTCCAACAAATAACTCTTCAATTTCCGATATTAAATAGATTCCACCATTTAATACAATACCCTTAATCACTTTGTCCATTTACTTTATCCTCATACATTTGTACAATTGTAGGAACAGGTTCCATTATTGATACTACTGAACCTGGATAGATAAAAATCTGCCTATCTTCTGATAGAGGCATCCAGGTTGTCATAGCAACCTTAATCTCTGTCTCAGAATGATTCAAAGAAGAATCTTCTGTTAGGACAACTTCTTTTTTGGAGACGAGAGATTGTGGTTCTGTGATTAAATATCCGACGAATTTGTCATCAGAAGAAACTTCTTTTATATCACCAATTAAAGTCTCATTCGTAGAAAGAAACAATAGTTTTACAGACATTTTTTCTATATTTCATTAAACTCATTATAGCAAAAAAATGGGGAGGCGTCAACTGGATTTTGCCAGTTGCCTCCCTGCGGCGACGATATTCAAATATATTTATAGATAATCCTTGCGACTGTGATGTTCAGGAACAATCTTACCTAATCGAATGGTAAGTAGTCCATCTTCAAAGATGACTTCTCGGACTTCTGTGTCGTCTGAGAGAGTCCATGCCCTTTTGAAACTTCGTTGAGCCAAACCCTTGTGGATAAACGTCCTATCCGATTCAGTATC